AGGACATTTTGCCTATTTCCAAAACACATCAAGTTTAAATGTAGGTTCAGTAAGTGGCATGGATGCGTATAATGTAACTGGCATTGATGCAAAAGGCTACTGGGCATTCTCACACGCAGACGGTGGCGGTGTTAATGTTTACAGAAATGGTGTACTAGTAACTCCAAACGTGTCAGGGTATGTGCAGCCTTTCCCTGCAGGCAACACATTGTTGATTGGTGCTAGACACAACAACGATGGGTCAGGTACAACAGACTTGTGTACAGGAAACTTCTACTATACCAACGTTAACAATGGCACCGCATTAGATGCCACAGCCATTCAATCGTCTTACGACAGTTTAAAGAGTACCTACGGGCTACCTTGATAAACGGTTGAAAACTATTTGAGTTTTAGCATACAGAACTATATAATAGTCGTATGCTAACAACAATACAAGACGCAGTAAAACAATACCTGCCTTCTAAACGCAAGACCAGTTCTAATGGCTGGACTTCGTTTAATGCTGTGTGTTGCGAGCATAACGGTGAGAGCCGAGACAATCGGGGGCGTGGCGGCGTGATCTCTAATGCCGACGGATCCATATCATACTCTTGTTTCAACTGTAACTTCAAAGCCAACTACACACCGGGACGTCATCTGAACTTTAAGTTTAGAAAGCTACTGAGTTGGTTAGGAGCTGATGAAAACTCCATCAAGCGTTTGGTAATAGATGCGATCCGTGTTAAAGATCTAGTCAGTCCAGAACAAATAAAACAAGCACCTGACGAAGAGGTTACGTTTAAGCCACGCCCATTGCCCGAGGATTCAGTTAGTTTCCAACAATGGAAAACTTTTCTAATGCTACAGGATCAAGACGAGCCTGTGCATCCCCAGTTTGTTAAAGCGTTTAACTATATACATGAACGCAAGGTCGACTGGGAAAAGTACGAGTTCTACACTACAGAAAACGAAGCATACAACTTATACAAACGTGTAATCATTCCATGCTATTGGAAAGGCGATTTAATTGGATACACAGCAAGAACTTGGGAAAGCCCAGAGTCAGTCAAACCTAAATATCATAACAGTTACGAGCCTAATTTTGTCTTTAATGTGGATATGCAGACTCCTGATAGGAAGTTTGTTCTTGCAGTTGAGGGTCCGTTTGATGCGATGGCAGTTGACGGCGTTGCTGTGCTGTCTAACGAGGTATCTGAGGTTCAAGCAGATATTATCGACAGTCTTGGGCGGGAAGTCATTGTAGTCCCGGACTTTGACCTTAAAGAAGTACGCGGACGAATGGTATGGGCAGGAGAGAAACTAGTTGAACAAGCATTAGAGTTTGGATGGAGTGTTAGCTTTCCTGTATGGAGAGATGAGTGTAAGGATGTATCCGCAGCGGTACAAAAATACGGCAAATTATTTACGATGAAGGCCATTTTAGAAGGCAAAGAATCGAGCCGCTTAAAAATAGAGTTAATGCGTAAACGCATACATAGTTAACAATGAATAAAGAATATAACGCAGAAATACAAAAACTATTTTTAGAGATGATGTTGCAAGACGCCCAAAACTTTGTGCGTGTGCAAAATATTTACAACCCAGAGAACTTTGACCGTAGTCTACGAGAGACCGCAACGTTCATTACTGAGTACAGCGACAAATATAAAACGCTGCCAACACCTGACCAAATTAGAGCAACCACTAGCATTGAACTAAAGCCTGCTGCCGAAATGCAGGAACATGCTGAATGGTTTATCAATGAGTTTGAGAACTTTACTAAACGGCAAGAACTAGAACGTGCCATTCTAAAGTCAGCTGACATGATTGAAAATGGAGACTTTGCTCCAATTGAAAAGCTGATCAAAGATGCAGTACAAATCTCCTTAACCAAAGACCTAGGCACTGATTACTTTGCAAACCCCAGTGAACGTATTAACAAATACTTCAACAGTGGCGGACAAGTAAGCACAGGTTGGCCACAGATGGATAGACTGCTATACGGCGGATTTAGCCGTGGTGAACTAAACATCTTTGCAGGTGGTTCTGGTTCGGGTAAGTCTCTTGTTATGATGAACATTGCACTTAGCTGGCTACAAATGGGCCTAAGCGGTGTTTACATTACACTGGAACTTAGTGAAGAACTGTGTTCATTACGTACTGATGCTATGTTAACTAGCATGGGTACCAAAGACATTCGCAAGGACATCGAGACCACTGAACTTAAAGTTAAGATGGTTGGTAAGAAGAGCGGCAAATACCGCATCAAGGGCTTGCCTGCACAAAGTAACGTAAACGACATTCGTAGCTTTATCAAAGAGTATCAGATCCAAACAGGTAATGCTGTTGACTTTATTATGGTTGACTACTTGGACTTGATTATGCCAGTTAGTGCTAAGGTTAGCCCCAACGACTTGTTTGTTAAGGACAAGTATGTGTCAGAAGAATTGCGTAACTTAGCCAAAGAGTTGGGTGTGCTGTTTGTTACAGCATCGCAGTTGAACCGTAGTGCTGTTGAAGAAGTTGAATTTGACCACAGTCATATTTCGGGTGGTATCTCTAAGATTAACACTGCTGACAACGTATTTGGTATCTTTACAAGTCGTGCTATGAAAGAGCGTGGCAAATATCAGCTTCAATGTATGAAGTCACGTAGCTCAACAGGTGTTGGGCAAAAGATCGATCTTGAGTACAACATCGAAACCATGCGTATCAGCGACCCGGGTATCCCTGAAAACAACGGCGGTGGGCCACCTTTAGTTAACAGTATCATGAATCGTATCAAGAGCACTCCTGCTCCTGCTGCTAGCAGTGACGAGGACGAAGGGCCAGCTAAGTTTGAACGGGCCACAGGCACTCCTGCATGGGAGCAACCTGCTAAAGTATCAGGCGAAGCACAAAGCACAACGCTAAAAAGAATGTTAGCGGGTATCAAGAAAGGGGAATAATTGTGGGTAAGACTCACAATTTCCCAAGTAGTAGCAAGATATTGCTAAACCATAAATATACTAAATTGGAGTGAATATCTTGCAGAAGCGTACTCGTAGCATTTTAGACGAACTTGCAAGCATGCCTGTTGCCAAAGATCAGGCTAGCTTAGTCGAAAGTCGTGCAACCCATGTTATTCAAGGTGCTATCAACTTGATAAATTTTATCAAGGAAAATTACGATGCTGAAACCAGTGCTGAATTAGAGCGCCGCCTCTTAAACAGCATTAGAGCACAAGATCCTGCTAAATTCACTCGAGGAATCAGGAGACAACGTAGTAATGAAAATTGATAGCATTTTAACCGAAAGCGTTTTAGTAAAACAACGCATTCTTGAAGATAACACATACAAACAATTCTATAAATTGGGCCTTGCACTTAATGAAGCTGCATTAACTCAATCACAGATTAAACAAGTTTTCCAAGCTGTTGCAGACGGTGCAGCAGGTGGAGCAAACGTTAAGCAAGCTGGTGATGATCCAGTTAGCAATAGAACTATTTTAGGCAAAGGCGCTGACATTGGCGCTAAAGTCGCGGATGCGTTTAACGGATTAAAAACAGCTATTAGTCAAAGCGGCCCAGTTAGCGGCCTAGACGTAATGTTTGACAAGCTACAAACACAGATTCTTAAAGCATCTGGTGGTCAACGTGGTAAAGTTGGACAAGCATTACAATGGTACCGTGAACTTAGCAAAGTTCCTGGCATGCAAATGGCAGTTAAAACTATCATCTTAGGCCTAGCAGGTTTAAGTGGAGCAGGCCTAGGTGGAGCTGCATTGGTTGCAGGTATCGCTACTATTGACAAAATGCTACAAGGTGACAAGTTAAGCAGCAGCATTTGGTCTGGCGTTAAAGCAGGTGCAGCAACAGCAGCAGTTGGAGCCGCAGGAAAAGCAATGCAAGGTGGTGCCGGTGCAGGTATGCCAGAGCACCCAAGTGCTGCAAGCGATTATGGTATGAATACATACGAGCCCGATGCTGCTGGCCAATTAGATATTCCGGCAGCAGATGCCGCAACAAACGCACAAGCTGATATACAGGCTGCACAAGATTGGTTAAATGCAGACGAAGCAGGAAGAGCTCAAATTGAGCAAACCACTGGTATGCCAGCAGCTCAATTGCAGGATATTGCAGTTGGTAATAATCTACAACCAGGTGGCACAGTACCAGACACTGTGGCACCAGCTGATAGCTTAGGTGCAGGCGAAGAAGTTGTGGGTGCAACAGATGAGTTAGGATCTTACACTGTTACTAAAGGTGACACCTTAGGAGCCATTGCACAAGCCAATGGAGTAAGTGTTGAAGACCTTAAGGGCATGAATCCACACATTGATTTTTCTAAGCCACTACAACCTGGCATGAATTTAACATTGCCACCGGCAGGTGATAACGCAGGTTCAGTATGGCAAGGTTACACAGGCAACACATTTGGCGACAAAACTGCCATGCCACAGGCACAAGCAGATACACTAAGTGGTCGTGCCGATAACTTGGCAAACATGCAAGCGCCAGCAGAGCCGGCAGCACCTGCAGAAGAACCACAATACACACCTCGTATTCCGCCAAATGTTGACGTTAACAGCTTTAGCAACTATGTGCCAACTGGTAACCCATATGTTGATCACTTAAACAAACTTAAGGCTCAGGGTATTAATATTCGTGAGTCAATGATCGACAAGTATGCAACCACTCGCATGTGGGCCCTAAACGAAGCAATGGGCAAGCCTAGTCGAACTGTTCAGCTAACTGACTTAGGTCGTAAAGCAATTTTCTCAGCAGTTTGCGAGGCATCTGCACTAAGCAACCTTAAGAAGTTTAACAAGACGGCAGCTAAAGCAGTAGGCAAAGTTACACAACCAATTGGCAAAGCAGCAGCCGCAGGTTGGGACAGTGCAACCAACAACATCACCTACGATAAGTTGGATATGAACTGGCGCCGTGGAACTAATTTGGCTACCTCTAAGTCTGTGGACAGTGGCGAAGTTATTAAATTCTTGCAAGACCAAGGACTACAAGAGCCACTAATTAAAGCAGCGTTTGAACATTTGGGTATTCCTTTTGAACCAAATCGTGCAGGCACAACACAAGCAAAGGGCGGGTTCTGGCAAAGTCTATTAAAAGGCGCAGGGGCTAACCAAGCTGCTCAAGCAGTATCAGACTACTCAGATACAGACACAGGCGGTATGGTTGCACGTGATACTCCTGCTCCAGCAGCAGCACCTGCGGCAGCACCGGCACCAACAGTTGCAAGTACCAGCAGACAGCAACGTACTGCTCCTACTCCTGCACAAATGGCAGCAGCCAAGACTAGCACAGCAGCACCGAAAACTGAACCAATTAAAATTGGCGGTCAAACATTGGATCCAAACAATCCAGCTGATGCCAAAATTATTGCACAAGTACAAAAGCAACAAACAGCACCAAAAGCTGCACCGGCAGCTCAACCATCTGCATCGACAACAAATCCATCAAGTAGTACAATACCTAATGTAAATTACGGATTGAGAAACTTGCCGCAGGCAGCACCAAAAGCTGCACCTGCACCAGCAGCAAACTTCTCAAGAGGCCAACAAACCGTTGCACCGTCAAAGGTAAACTACAATATGCCAGCTAAAGCACCTGCCAAAGCCCCAGCCAAAGTAGCCGCTCCGGTTGCTGAAAGCATTGACTTAGCAGAAGTTTTGTGGCGCAAGATGAAATCTAAGAGATGAGCCAGACTAGCACAGGCAATGGAGCAATAAAGAATGCAACACCGATAGCACGTAATGATGTGCCCGGTGTTGTTTCTGTGATCAAAAAAGCGTTACCAGAAGAGTTACTATCCAATTTACAAATGGACATTGGTAGTGCCGGGTTCAAAGATGAATCAGGCGACATTGACTTAATGGTTGACTCTTTTGACGTTATTGAGTATTTCCAAGCCAACAACTCACAGGATGCAAAGAAAGAACTTCAAAAGTATCTTGAGCAACGTGGGTATAAAGCTGTAACCAAAGGGCGTAATGTTCACGTAGGCGTACCTTACAAAGATCAAAGCGGTGACTCAAAGCTAGCACAAGTTGACATTATGGTCATCGACGATGCGGCATCTGTTGCTCCGTGGCATCAACATGGACCACGTGGCATGTATGCACAGCCCGGCTTTAAAGGCAGCAGCAACTTTATTCTAATGAGCAGTATTGCCAAACACATGGGACTAAAGTTTGATGCATTTGGTGGCAAATTAATTGACCGCAACACAGAAGAAGTTGTGGGAAAGTCACGCAGACAAGTTGCTAAAATCCTACTAGGCCCCAAGGCCAAAGAAAAAGATTTAGACAGCGTTAGCTCTATTATGGCTAGACTTGCAGATGATCCAGATCGCGAAGGCAAACTAGCACAAGCTAGACAAGATGCACAAGCAGGATTACTGGAACTTCCAGAAGATATTTACCCAGGCACAAAGACTTGGCTAAACCAAATGGAAGAAAGCCCTAAGTTTGCCTTTGTTAAGTCGTTAAAAGAAAATCACGATACCACAGGACGTACACCACACCCTGAGGACAGTATCTTTGATGGCAGCAATGCAGCAGCATTGGCATTACAGTCCCTTGGTGGCGTAATTGCAAACCCATCTAAAGTAACAGTGAAATGGGACGGGTTTCCTGCACTTATCTTTGGGCGTACCCCAGAAGGTAAGCTGGCTATCATGGACAAGTACATGTTTGATAAGCGTATACTTGCAACTAGTCCACAAGACTGGCAACAGTACGATTCCACTAAGCCTAGCGGAACAATGCGTCCTGATTTGTACACTAAACTAGCAGCTATTTGGGCAGGGCTAGATGCTGTAGTTAAAGGCGAAGGGTTCTTTTGGGGCGATTTGCTGTGGGCAGGGGCATTAAATCCTGTTAAAGGTAACTACGTATTCAAGCCTAACACTGTGGAATATCATGTTCCTGTGCAGAGCCCAATTGGACAGACAATCAAGGGCAGCAGTGGCGGCATTGTGGTCCACCAGCATTTTGGTGAACTAGGTGGCACAGCCAGCGAGTGGGATGGCAAAGGGTTAGTTACGGTACCGGGCGGCGTTACTATTATCAAACCTGGACTGGGCATTAGATTCAGTTTGCGTGACCCAGTGTCTGCAAGCAAAGCAGCGGCAGCAGCACTTGAAAAGTATGGCACAGCAGTAGATGACTTGTTTGTTAACATTCCATCTAGCACCAAAGCTCTGATTAAAACATACTTCAACAAGAAGATCACTTGCCAAACCAATCAAGACTTACATGATTGGATGAAGGGTAACGTTAGCAGTAAACAATATAACGCCCTAGTTGGCGACGACTATTCGGGCAGTTTGTTTACCACAGATGGCGAAGGACAAGTACACGAAAGCCAAGGATACGCAGGGTTAAAAGCAATTTGGAACTCAATATATGCGTACAAATTGAATCTAGTGCAGCAACTTGAGCAGCAAGTACAAGGTGTACAGCAGTCCGTTAATGGGCAAGCAGGCGGCGAAGGATTTGTATTCCCAAGCCCCAACGGGTTAATTAAACTTGTTAACAGAGGGCAGTTTAGTCGAGCTCTTTTTAACAAGTAATTTGCCCCTTTTTTATCAAAAAGATAAATATTTACATGAGGCGATAAGCCCATTAATATTAGGAGAAATAAAATGGCATTAGGACAATTACGTGTAAACGGCACAACTCAAGCAGGTAGCTTCTACGGTTACCAACCAACATTCTTGTTGATCACTGGTACCAACGTTGGTACAGCTGATACACAACCAGGCGGTGGTGTAGCTATCACTGAAGGCAACTTCACTAAAGCTATCCGTGCTATCCAAACTTTGGGCAGCATTGTTATCATCGGCGAGCGTCACAATGACGGTTTCGTTGTTGCTTTAGACGGTGCTACTGCATCTGACAACGGCGAAGGCTCTTTGGCTGCTCGCGTTGACACAGTTGTAACAGCAGCTACTGGTGTTTCTACAACAGTTGCAGTTAAGACTTTGGTTAAGACTGAATTCGCTTAATTAATTAAGTGGTACATAAAAAGGCTCTTCGGAGCCTTTTTTGTTGGCTGCAAAATCTACAACTAACTAAATACACTATATTGGAGATATAACATGGCCTTAGGCGCATTAAAAGTAAACGGCGATGCAACCGCAGTAGTTGCAACAGACGTAGATGGTAACACAGACGGTTCAGCAAGAACAGCCACTGGCATTATTGCCCCTGGTATGACTGGTCGTATCACTGCATACAAGATCACAGGTGTTGGCGGCTACGCTGCAAGCAACTTGACCCTAGAGAGCGGTGTTAACCGTACCAGCGGCAACGTTGGTCTAGTATCACAAATCTTAAACGTCATCCAGCAACGTAATACCGTTGTAGCTTATCAAGTTGAAAGCTCAAGCAGTCAACTAAGCTGCTTGGTAGAGCACAGTGCTTGGACTGATGCAGACTTGCAAGCATACATTCGTGCAAACATTACACAACTAGGTGTATACGGTAACAGCACAGTGTCTAGCGTATCTGTATCTAGCACAGGCGGGTTGAAGTTAGCATAAGAGTTCACACTCACATTGAAGGCAGTTTCGTACTGCCTTTTTTGTTGGCCATAAATATCTACATGGATAGAGGCTTGCAATTTTATACAGGTTACACACTAGTAGACATCACTGCTACTGGTGTAACTCGCTATAGACCTGATCAAGAATTCCAACGTAACCAACAACGTAATTGGGAAACTGTATTACAAACAATTGGTCTGCGTACCCAACCTGTTTTAATTAAGGGCCCAGTATGTACTGAAAGCACTTTAGGCGACGGGTGGGAGTTTGGCGAGTATTATCAGGGACGCCACAAGATTTGGATTTGGACTTTTGCAGTAGAGACGCCAGACGTCTTTTTGCAAGACAACGATCCACTTGGTGCGTTAGTTCAAGACTTCGAACAGATACCTATTATCCAAGGATTAGAAGAAACAGCCCGTTTCATGTTACCTATATTTTACCCCCACGGTTCTATTAAAAACGTATACTTTAAAAATCGAGCAATCGATTTAAATAACGTTTAGCCGCCGGTAGTATATTAACATTACGGCATACACTATTAAGGAGATGAAGCAAATGGCTTCTTCGGATATTGAAAAGAAAAGTCTTGAAGCACACGTTGAATTGTGCGCCGAGCGATATAAGAACTTAGATGATAGACTTTGCAGTCTTGACGACCGAATGGGGAAAATTGAAGCCCTAATCACAGAAGTAAAAACAGCCATTGCATCTGTACCAAACGAGTCAAGCAAAACCTTTATCGCCATTGGTACTACAGTACTTGGTGCGTTGATTGGGGTAATTGGCACATTGGTCATACACATCAAATGAGAATCGTAGAACTAATCAATCACTTACAAGTGCCCATCACAAACGAGGAATCGGATGTATTGGGCAAGTTCCACGAGGATGAGATAATTGAAAAATCTCAGCTAGATTTGCGTGAGCAACATATAGCAAATCAACTAGTCAATAAAGATGTTTTATTGAGAAAAAATCAAGATGGCAAAATCATTTACAAAAAGAAAATCCGTTAACGCTCCGCATATTAAAGAAGTTATTGCAGCAACAGAAGCCACTAGTTTATACATTGGCGTATGGGCAAAGCAAGAAGCAGAGCGTTTACTTAAACAAGAGCCTGTTATTATTCCGCTTAAAAACGGATACCATGTAGGCAAGTTTACCGTTAAGAATGCAAATCACACATGGCATGTGTATAATGTGTGGAATGAATTTGTAAACGCATTTAGCAGCAAGCAATCTGCTGTATCCTGGTGCATTTTAGAGCACACTGGTAGGATTATTCAGAGCCGAAAACTCATGGATCAAGATGCGAAGGTAAGTAAGTATACGCAGGATCAAACCAATTATTTTCATTCTAGACAGCAGGCCATTAAACGTGGTGACTATTTTGCTGTTGATTTAAGCGATGCTAGGATTGCCAAAGTCCAAAGTATGCTAGAAGATGCTAAAAATGATCTTGAAAAAACTTTAAATTCGGCTAAATATTTGAAAGGTATTTGGGAAAAACCACTATGAAATTAAACGATATGGCACAAAAGCCTACCACAAAACAAATGAAACGAGTGATGGAAAGCCGCTTTGGCTTCTCTGTAGATTACGAAAATCTAACACTCAAGAAGGCTTATAGTATGGCTACGTCTATTACAGAAGCCCTAAACAAAATTAAGAAAACACACGGCGCCCACGTTGCAGAACGTAACGCAAAGTACATGGAAATGTACATGGTGCGTGAAAGCATTCATAGCTGGATGCGTGAAAACCAAAAGAGCTTTATCGCTGAAAGCGAAATGGCTAAGAGTGAAGCTATCCTAGCTGCAAAAGACATGGTTGACAGCATTCAAGACATGCTTGAAAAGATTGGTAAAATGCAGAACGAGCAATTGCCTGCATTGCTAGATACAATCCGTGACCAATTGGGCATTGAGCAAGCTGACAGCTTTAAGAACGCAGTGGCTCCGCTATTGCAAGACTTAGCTGGTACACTACAACAAGGTCGCGAAACAGCAGACAATGCTGCACGTGGCTTGGCAGGTGAACAAGTTGAGCAGCCAATGGGCATGGGCGGTGGCGCACCAGGAATGGGCGGCATGGGCGACTTAGGTGGCGACATGGGCGGTCCAGCTGATCTAGGTGAGCCAAGCGACCTAGATATGGGCGACTTTGCTGCTACTGATGCTGCTGCTGGCGGTTCTGCTGAACTAGGTAGAGAGCGTAGATAATGCGTTTTAGCGAATTTGTCACAGAAAGCAGTGGCCTCGGGGAAATGATTGAGGACGAAGCCGAATCACGCGGCGACAGCGTCCTCTTAACTGCCCTCGAAGAACTACGCAATAGAGCTCACGGACACTCAGTTCCGCGAGTTCGTGTTGACGCTTTAGTGAACTTAATCAAGCGTTTGCCAGGTGGCGAAATGTTTAACGCAGAAGCATTGGAAAACGCTCGCAAGAGTAACGAAGCTGTTAAGAATTTAATTGCAGACATTAAAGACGACGAAGTACACGACCCAAGCGTTGGCGGCACTTCAATTGTTAAGTACGTTTACCTAACTCCATTTGATGATGATCCATTCTCAAGTGAAGGCGACGGTGGTACTAAAGCTGGTCAAACTGCACCGGAAAAAACTGTTTCTGGTATGGCTAGCAGAGCACTCGGCAAACGATAAATTATATCATACTTGTAGTTTTGATAATTACAAGTATGATATTAGTTTACAGCGACAGCCAAATCATTGATAATGAGTGGCTACCCCACATAAGTTTTAAAACCCCCTACACACTTTCTCACAGCATTGATGAGTTTGAAGCAGCAGAAGCCACGCTAAAGGTTGCATTCACTACACATCGACTGCACTGTGATTTTGACACTGCGTACATTGGGTTTGAAGATAAAATCAACCGTTTAAGTTATATAAGTGACTTGGTGTTTACTTTTGAAAGTGAACTCCATAACTTCCATTGGCAAATTTGGGAAAAGTGTCACCACGATAATGTGTACTGGTTATTACCCGGTGCAGTAAATGATCGTGATGATATTAACAGTCACATTATTTGCTGGGGCGATTGGTTTAAGACTACAGCCAACATTTACAAAGCCTTGCCGGATAAGGTACTACACATTAACCCATATGCAACCAAGCCCAAGTACTTTGATGCCTTACTAGGCAGTCCAAAGCCGCATAGAGACTTTGTGTTCAATGCAGTTAACGCAAACGATCTTAACCATAAGTTTATTATGACCTACGGCGGAGATTGGAAAGAAGGCGAATTCTATGCCAAGGATTACTTTATTTGGGAAGAAGGCACTACGCCAATTGGGCAGACAATTGGCACAGCAGACTGGGCCGACTACTGTGGGCAACGTGTGCATCTAAGTCAAATCATTCCAATTAAGGTAATGAATGATAGTGCTTACACTATTATTGCTGAAACAGACTTTGATAATACCCTAAGTTGCTTTACAGAAAAAACAGCCAAGCCAATGATTGCACGTCGACTGTTTATTGCGTTTACTGGATACAAGTTTTTGCACAATTTACGTGCATTGGGATTCCAGACATTTGATGGAATCATTGATGAAAGCTATGACTTAGAAATTGATGATAACAAACGATATGCAATGGCGTTTGAACAAGTCAAATATTTGTGTGAACAAGAACAAGATGTGATCTACCGCAAGATTAAACCTATTGTAGACCACAACTATAATTTACTAATGACTCGAGACTGGACGCAATGGCCAGCAAAGCAAATCGAGCAAGTTATTAACTCTTTATCTGTTTAGTAACATATTCTGCCCAGGCTTTGTGTGCATTATGTCCTGGGTGGAATCCATCTTCCATAAAATCATTCATGCTCTTGGCCATTTCATAAAGGCCATTACGTTCAGCATCAGTGAATATCCACGTGTCTAGTTCTAACTCTCTGATTAATGAGTGCAGTCCGGACATGGCTGTTACACCAAAGTCACCGTTGGGGCTAACATTCTTTTTATCATTCCAGTAGTTAACATAACTCATAAACTTGTACTTGATGCCTTTGGCTTCTAAGAAGTTTTTGAGCTTGACCATTTCGGTGATGTTAATGGTTGCTAGGCTGTACTCGCTAGACACTTTGTACATCTCGTAGAACATCTTGTGTGCAACAGGGTTCTTAAACCACGTGCCCATTTGCCCGCCACTAAAAATGTAACCTAACTTGTTGTCTGGTAATCTACGATAGAATCCGTAGCTGTCAAATAGTTCATTCCATGCTGGATCGGTGATATCTGTTAGGTAATCTAGTCGGCTTACTCCACTCCACATTACTAGAACTTGATCGTACTTGCCAGGATTATCAAGTACTTCTCGAATAATACTATCTGCAATGTATTGGTTACCAGCTGCTGCTTCTGCTAGGTTGGTAATCTCATCGTTGGGGTTCATCTCACTAAAGTATCTTGGCCAACATACATTGGGACCGCCGGGGAAATCGGGCCATTGACTAAAACTACATCCGGATATTAGAATTTTCATCAAAATATTTATTGACTAATCTGTTTGTAACATTTATAATTACATATATGATCATTCCCCGTTACAATTACTCACCACTTAGCAGAACCACATTAGAAGGCAAAAGACATTATTGTTTGCCAGATGGTAGCAAAGTTCCTAGCGTTACAACTATTCTCGATAAAACAAAGCCACAAGAAACCCGCGAAGCTCTCAACAACTGGAAGAAGCGTGTAGGCGAACAACGAGCACAGCAAATTACCACTGAAGCTGCAAATCGTGGCACTAGGATGCATGCATACCTTGAACAGTATATTCTGCAAGATGACATGAAGCCATTGCCCGAGAACCCATTTGCACATCCAAGTTGGTTTATGGCAGCAGAAGTTATTCTTAAAGGACTTTGCCATGTAGACGAATTCTGGGGCACAGAAGTTCCTGTGTATTATAGTGGGTTATATGCTGGCACCACAGACTGTTTAGGTGTGTGGAAGGGCCGTCCTGCTATCATGGACTTTAAGCAAAGTAACAAAGTTAAAAAGCGTGAGTGGATTGAAGACTACTTTTTGCAGTTAGCAGCCTACGCAGCAGCACACAATGAAACGTATGGTACCAATATACGTGATGGTGTAATTTTGATGGCTGTGCAGCCAAAACAGCTAGAAGATGGCACCTTTTCGACGCCAGAATACCTGGAATTTGAAGTCTCAGGAGACGAGTTTGACCACTGGAGCCAACAGTGGATGAAACGTGTAGAGCTCTATTACCTAACTAACTAAATACAAGATAGTTAGAGGATTGACACATGGCTGTCGTACAGATTAGTAGAATTCAAGCCCGTAGAGGTTTACAACAAGATTTACCAACCTTAGCAAGTGCAGAGTTTGGGTGGAGCGTTGACCAACGTAGATTGTTTATTGGTAACGGCACCCTAACAGAAGGTGCTCCTACCGAAGGCGTTACTGAGGTTTTAACACAGTATACTGACTTAACCACAGTATTAAGAAATTACACATTCCGCGGTAATGCAGGCGGATACACAGCACAAACTGGCCCATCTATGTTGAGCCCAACTGTGCGTAGTTTCCAAGACAAGCTAGATGACTTTGTTAACGTTAAAGACTTTGGTGCAACAGGCAACGGTGTAACAGACGACACCGCAGCCATTAACAGAGCAATTACACAGATTTACTATGCACCACACTTAAGCGATACACGAGTTCGCAGAACCTTGTATTTCCCTGCAGGCACTTATGTAGTTTCGGGTGCAGTATTGTTGATTCCACCATATGCCCGTTTAGTTGGCGACGGTATTGAAAGTACAGTTATCCAACAAACAGACAGCTCGCAAACTTGCTTGATGCAAGTAACTGACAGCTTATACCAAACTGGTGCTAGCATGGGCCAAAACAGTGCAACACTTCCTGGTTATGTAACCATTGAAGAAATGACATTGGCCAACACCAGCGACAAAGACGTTATTATCCTTGACAGCGTATTGAACTTTACGTTCTTTGCAGTTGAGTTCTTGGGCGGGTTATCTAACCCAACTACTGCTGGTAGCCAAGCGTATGCTGGTGTAAAGGTTAAGTCATTTGCACGTACCAGTGAAAACGTTAACTTTTGGTCATGCACCTTTAAGAATACACGCTATGCAGTGTTAAGCGACGATGCAGGCTCTGACGTTAAGCTAAACGGCTGCTCATTTATTGGTTTGTACAAAGGTATCAAACTAGGACAAAACAGCACACCTACAACAATGCCTTCAAACTACAAGGTCATTAACTGTGTGTTCTACAGCGTTGCAAACAATGCAATTGACTGCTATGCAGGCGTAAGCGGCGTTTTAAGCAGCGGTAACAACTACGTAGACGTTGGCAATAACTTTGCCGGTGTTGGTAGCCCAGTTGCTCCTGTATTATCCTTTGTGTCGGATGGTAACTATAGCCTATGCGATACATTTACTCGCACAGATGCAGATGATGTTGTACAAAAACGTATCAGCTACAACAACAGCAAATTTGTAAGCATTCAATCCAACGTTGGATTGGTATCTGGTAATTTTGTTACCGGTATCGGTGGCATAGTTACATTAGCAGATAACACATCGGCTTACGCATCTACTGGTATCGTCTTGCAATCTACCTGTCAAGTTAACTATACTATCACACGTGGTACTACTGTAAGACACGGGACGTTTACATTTACATATGACGGAACAACTCCGAACTATTCTGACAACTACATGACCTCTGGTGCAAACAGTATCACATTGGCTACTGGAACTAACTTAGGCCGAAACGTTATCACATACATTTCATCAAACACTGGCGTTGACGCCACAATGAAATACAACATCAACTACTTTAATTAATTTTAATGTTTAAACTAGCAGCTACCGAGCGTTTGTCTCGGTGGCGTGAATTTCGAAAATCGCTGGACACCTTATCTTTAGAACAAGCCGTAAAGGCTACTGTGGACTTTTGGCACGGGTGTCCTTTCTCTCCTTACTACCTTGATCCGGCAAAGCCTGAAGAATGGCCAAACCCGTGGACATTAATCGAGGAAAACTACTACTGCGATATTGCAAAAGCTCTGGGCATGCTGTATACTATTAAGTTCACTGCACACAATCCTAGTGTAGAGCTACGTATGTATGTCGATCCAGAAACTCGGTACAGTTATAATTTAGTCTGGATTGACGACGGGAAATATGTTATTAATTTGATCGAAGGTGAAGTCGTAAATAAACAACTTGCCGATAATCTAACGTTAAAGGTCAAATACGCAGACGAACTAAATTTGAATAGTTATTAAGAGGAATCAATGAGTCAAATACAAGTAACAAAAAGAGACGGACGTAAAGAGCCGCTAAATCTAGAAAAATTACATAAGGTTGTATTCTGGGCAACCGAGGGCATTACAGGAGTTAGTGCTAGCGAAGTAGAAATTAACAGTCATGTGCAGTTTTATAACGGTATCAAAAGCACAGACATCCAAGAAACTCTAATCAAGAGTGCAGCAGATTTAATTAGTGAAGACAATCCAAACTACCAGTACGTAGCAGGGCGTTTGCTTACATATCATATCTACAAACAAGTTTACGGTGGCTATACCCCATGGCCCTTGCTAAAGCTAGTTAAGCGTAACATTGATATTGGCTACTACACACCCGAGTTGTTGGAAAATTACACAGAGGATGAGATTAACCAACTTGATACCTACATCCACCACCGTCGTGATGAGACCTTTACCTACGTTGCTATGGAGCAGTGGAGAGGCAAGTATCTAGTACAGAACAGAGTTACCAGTGAGTTGTATGAAACTCCACAGGCAGCATACATGATGATTGCTGCTACATTGTTTATGGCATACCCTAAAGAAACACGTATGCAATGGGTAAAAGATTATTATGATGCCATTTCTAGCTTTGACATTTCCTTGCCTACTCCTGTTATGGCTGGCGTTCGAACTCCACAAAAACAGTTTAGTTCGTGTGTGCTTATCGAGTCCGGTGACAGTTTGGATAGCATTAATGCTACTGCATCAAGTATCGTTAAGTACGTATCACAAAAAGCCGGAATTGGTATTGGAGCAGGACGAATTAGGGCTTTGGGTTCGCCTATTCGTTCCGGGGACGCATACCACACGGGTGTTACCCCATTCTTGAAATTGTTCCAAGCTGCTACACGTTCATGCAGCCAAGGTGGTGTGCGTAACGGTGCAGCCACAATCTATTATCCAATTTGGCACTTGGAAGTTGAAGACCTATTGGTGTTGAAAAACAACAAGGGCACCGAAGACAACCGTGTACGTCAAATGGACTACGGTGTGCAGTTTAACAAACTAATGTACGAACGCTTGATCACTGGTGGCGACATTACTTTGTTCTCTCCACATGATGTGCCTGAAATGTACGAAGCGTTCTTTGCTAACCAAGATCGTTTCAGAGAGCTGTACGAAAAGGCTGAACGTAATACCAAGCTACGTAAGAAAACATTTAAGGCTGCTGAACTTTTCAGTAAGTTTATGACAGAGCGTAAAGACACTGGTCGCATCTACTTGATGAACGTAGACCACGCTAACACACATAGCCCATTCAAAGAGGATATCCATCCAATTAAGATGAGCAACTTGTGTACAGAGATTGACTTGCCTACTAAGCCATTGAATGACATCAATGACGAAGAAGGTCGTATTGCATTGTGTACATTATCTGCACAGAACTGGGGCAACGTTAAGAAGCCACAGGACTTTGAACGTATGTGTACACTAAGCGTTCGTGGTCTAGATGCATTGTTAAGTTACCAGAACTATCCAGTTAAGGCTGCTGAACTTGCCACAAAAGAATTCCGCCCAATTGGCAACGGCATTATCAACTTTGCTTACTTCTTGGCCAAGCATGATGTATCCTATAGTGATCCACGTGCTCTTGAACTAGTTGACGAGTATGCAGAAGCATGGTCATACTACTTGATCAAGGCATCTGCTGACCTAGCTAGAGAGCAAGGCCCTTGCGAGAAATGGCAAGAGTTGAAGTATGCAGATGGCATCCTTCCAATCGACACACGTAAGAAAGAAGTTGACGAGTTAGTTGAACACAAAGAGCGTATGCCATGGCGTGCTCTGCGTGAACAGATTCTAACCACAGGCATTCGCAATGCAACACTAATGGCGTTAATGCCAGCAGAAACATCTGCACAGATCTCCAATGCCACTAACGGTATTGAAGCTCCACGTAGTTATGTTTCAGTGAAGCAAAGCAAACATGGGGTATTGAAACAGGTTGTACCTGAATTTAAGAAACTTAAGAACAAATACGAATTGTTATGGGACCAACGTAGCCCAGAAGGCTACCTAAAACTTTGTGCAGTATTGCAAAAATATATTGATCAAGGCATCAGTGTCAACACTTCGTACAATCCTAAGTTTTACGAAGATGAAAAGATTCCTATGAGTGAGATGCTCCAGCACCTGATCATGTGCTACAAATACGGAACTAAACAACTTTACTACTTTAACACAAACGATGGCCAAGGTGAGATTGACGTTGACAAGCTGGGTGCTGCACAGCAACTACCAGAAGGCGACCTAAGTCAAGAAGACTGCGATAGCTGTGTGATTTAATAGACCAACAGAAAGATTAATATGAGCGTATTCAATTTACACGATAAGAAAAAACACACTGAAAAATTGGCGTTCTTAGATAACACTGGACCCACTGCGGTCCAGCGTTACGAGACACTAAAGTACAGACAATTTGACAAGCTCACTGACCGACAGCTTGGTTTCTTCTGGAGACCGGAAGAAGTCGACGTTATGCGTGACGCAAAAGACTTCAAGGAGTTGACAGATTTTGAGCAACACATTTTTACAAGCAATCTTAAGCGACAAATTCTATTGGACAGTGTGCAAGGTCGTAGCCCCAATCTTGCTTTTCTACCTCTATGCAGTTTGCCTGAACTTGAGACATGGATACAAACTTGGGCATTCAATGAAACGATCCACAGTCGTTCTTACACCCATATCATTCGTAACGTTTACAGTGATCCTGGTCGAATCTTCGATGAACTATTAGACATTGAAGAAATTGTAAACTGTGCCAAGGACATTTCCAAGTACTACGACGATGTAATCGAAATGGGCACTTGGCACCGTATGCTGGGTGCAGGCAAACACGTTATCAATGGCAAGGAAATTGTTGTTGATGAATATGAACTAAAGAAGAAGCTATGGCTTGCTATCAACAGTGTTAACGCACTTGAAGGTATTCGCTTCTATGTTAGCTTTGCTTGTTCATGGGCGTTCGCAGAGTTGAAGAAGATGGAAGGTAACGCTAAGATCATTAAACTGATCTGTCGCGATGAGAACTTGCATCTTGCATCTACGCAAACACTGATCAAAGTGTTGCCAACTGATGATCCAGACTTTGCCAAGATTAAAGAAGAAACTAAAGACGAATGTACTCGCATGTTCCTAAGTGCAGCAGCACAAGAGAAACAATGGGCTGAGTACTTGTTCAAGGATGGATCAATGATTGGGTTAAACACACAATTGCTGTGCCAATACATTGACTGGTTAACATGCAAGCGTATGAATACTGTTGGCTTAGATTGTGGCACTAAGCCAGGGTCTAACCCATTGCCTTGGACACAGAAATGGATTGCAGGTAGCGAAGTGCAAGTTGCTCCACAAGAGACTGAAATCAGTTCTTATATTGTTGGCGGTACCAAGCAAGACGTTGACGGCAATACTTTTAAAGGCTTTAGTCTCTAAGATATATAATACACAAGGAGACATATGTTAACAGTTTATTCAAAGAACCATTGCCCCTTTTGCGATCAAGCAAAGGCGCTACTAAAAAGCAAAGACATTCCATTTGAGGAAGTTAAGATTGACGAAAGCACCGAGGCCCGTGAGTTTATCATAGCTGAAGGTCATCGCACAGTCCCACAAATTTACAAAGACGGCAAAGTGTTTGTAGAAGGTGGCTTCCAAGGACTGCGTAAGTTAAACGAAGATCAATTAAAGGCAGCTCTATAATGTTAGTTTCAAATTCAACAAAGTATGAAAAAGATGACGTTGTCACTTTCAAGATGGTTAACGGCGACGAGATTGTTGCCAAGATTATCGAAGACAGCGGTATGAGCTTTACCGTTGATCGCCCATGCACTGTTGTACCAAGCCATCAAGGTATTGGACTAACACAGAGCTTGTTTACCAGTGATGTTCGTAAGCCTATTGTGATTAGCAAAAATCACGTTATGTTCTCTTGCGAAACTATCAAGGAAATGGCTAACCACTATTTCCAAATTACCACTGGTATCCAACCAGTAACAGCAGGAAGCATTGTAACCTAATGGCAGGAGCAGCACGCCTTGGAGACCCAGACACTAGTGACGGAACAATCACTAGTGGCGTAAGCACAGATGTGATTATTAACGGTCAGGGTGCTGCTATTGTGGGCAGCATTGATAGCCCACATGCGCCATATGGCCCACCACATCCACCTCACGAAGCTGCAACAATCACAGTTGGCAGCAGTTCTGTTATTGTTAACGGCCAAGGATTAGCGTTTGCGGGCAGTGACTTAAGTTGCGGCCATGCCATTAAAAGTGGCAGCGATGACGTCGATATTGCGCCATAAGTACTATAATAGGATAAAAATATGTCTGGAATTAGTCCAACAATGCTCATTGCTGCTGATGGTATCACTAGTGGTAGTGGACTTGGCGTAAGTGCCAATTTAACAGCAGCTTTAAGCTCATTTAACTCATCACCATTGGTTCAGTTATACACTGATGTTCGCACTGCCCTAACCGGTGCCAACGTTGCGGTACCCGATGTGCCCAGCTACTTAAACGGTAAGATTACATCTACATCAGAGACCAGTATTACTGTGGCAGTTTCGTCGGCAGCGGCAGCTATTGCCCCGGACGCTAAAAAGTTTATTGCTAATTTTGCAGCAGCAGACAGCTTTGCACAAACTAGCTTTACTTGGTTAGGTGCAATGAGTGACATGGGCACCAAGACCTTTGAGAGCTTTGGACTAGGAGTCACTAACTTCAGTGAAATGGTGTCGGGCGGCGCAGGTAAAGTCTTTGCAGCAGCAGAAGGTGTTAAGGCCGATCTTAACTCGTTGTCTTCATCGTTGACTAAGTTTGGTTCTGCATTTGATCCAAGCAATCTACAAAAGATGTTTGAGCCAGCTGGTTTCATTGCCAATTTGGCCAAGCAAGGTTTAGGAAACGTAGGTGGATTAAGTGACGCATTGGAAGCAGCAGGACTGGATCCAAAGAGCCTTGAGTCAGCCAATCCCGAAGTAGTCAAGCAAACACTTGCAAAGATTACTGGATCAGATTTAGAAAAGATCATTGCACAGACTAAAATCTCTTTGCCAATCAACCACATGGTTAAGACCGCAGCAGATTTGCTTGATGCAAAGAAAGTGTTGAGTCCAACTGAGTTGGCTGCTATCCCAGGTGGTGCGTTATCGGGATTAGGTAACGCCCTAACCAACATGGGCGGCAGTTTTAAATCAGCGGCAGACATTGCAAAGAATCTAGCAGTAACAAAGATTCCATCTCTTAAACATTTAGACGCATTACCAAATCCACTACCAGCTGGTGTGATGTCTAGCTTTGCAAGCAAGATGGGATCAGGCGGCGGACCATTCGGCAATCCAACCATTAGCGATATCATTGGCACCGCAGCCGGATACAAGCACACTGATGCCTTTACCACTTTAGTAAATGGACACACTGCTATTCTTGCATCAAGTCAAGGACAAGCCTTGCAGGCAGCAGCCACGGCTCTTATCGCAGACCCAACTAACTCAACCAAGTTGTCTAACTTTACTGCGGCACAAGCTGCTATCACTGGAGCCACAGATGCTAACTTGGCAAAAATTGTAAGCGACTGCTCTGCGGCTGTGACTGCAAGTAGCAATCAACTAATCACAGAAGCCACTAACCAATCCAAAGCCGGTCTAGTAGTTTCTGCGGCAGCGACTCCAAATACTGCACAACTTTTAGCCTTTGCAAATAAGTTGCCCATGTACGGAATCGACAAAACACAAGCAGGATACAACTACATCCTAACCAATATGGCTACCGACGATCAGTACGGTGAAGCCATTATTGCCAGCTTGTCTGAAGGCATAAACGCCGCCAAAAATGCCCTTGCTGGCATTGCAAGTACCACTCAAAGTAACGCAGCAGACGCCCTGGCCAAGTTGCAAAAGAGCTAAAAACGGCCCACATAACTTGCAAATAACTGAAAAAAGTGCTATAATAGGCGTACTTAACCAGTTATAGTAGTCGTTATCTACCTATTTTTATAGGTTATATAAACTACAGAAAGAAACAAAGGAGAAAGTATGACAACAAAAAAGTCAAACGGTAATCCAATTTTTTGGTTTACTCTTTCTAGAAATGTTATCCAATTTCTAGCATTCATGTTAGTGATGTCACTGTTATGGTCAGTGACTCAAACAAAACTAGCAACCCTTGAGGAAGGCAGTGACGTCTACCGCCAAGGTTTTATCAGTGCGGAAGATCGCACCAAGCAACTTGATTGCTTAACAAAAAACATTTACAATGAAGCAGCCACCGAACCTTTTGAAGGTAAAGTTGCTGTCGCCCAAGTAACAATGAACCGTGTGGATAGTGGTAAGTTTGGCAAAGGCGTGTGCGGAGTTGTTTATCAACGGAACGTGATATATGAAAAAGTCATTTGCCAGTTTAGCTGGGCGTGTATGCCAAGTGTTGCTAAGAAAGCAGTTTACCCTGCACTCTATAAAGAAAGCGAAGAAGTCGCTAAGAAGGTTCTACTAGAAAACTTCCGTCTACCAAGCATGAAAGAGGCAATGTACTATCATGCAGACTACGTCAACCCAAAATGGGGTAAGCCAAAAATTACACAGATTGGTCACCACATTTTCTACAAGGACTAACATGACTTTCAATTTGGATTCAGTTAAAAATGCTGTGCAGAAATTCTTTGAAGAGCATCTCTTGAAGATCTCTGCAGAAACCCTGGAATGGCTCAGCATCATTGTGATACACTGTGCCACTGTGCCAACAATGTTGGCCATGATGACTGGGCTCAGTGATCACACTCCGAGCCTAGACATCATTATGTTTATTTGGGGCGGCTTACTGTTGATGTTTATCCGTGCTATCATTCTCAAGAATAGCCTAAACATCATCACTAACGGCTTTGGCTTTATTGCACAAGCTGTTATTATGGCATTCATCTTATTCCGCTAATGCACCCAACCGAGCCATACCTAATCTATTTTCTGACTACGTACAGACGTATCGCAGAATTGAAATACCGTGTGGCCGGGCGTTCATACACTCCATCAAAATTCACAGACTTGATACGCAGACAATTTAATGCTTCTGCGTTTGTTGTAAAGACTGAGCGTGATCCCGCCGTGGATCCGGATCAAGTTATTGTTGCCGGTTTGTATGATTGTCATGATGATTCGGAAATGCTGCCAAGCATTACCATCACACTATGCTACCATCCTGCACAAGAAACATACTTTGTTGATCTAATCAACTGGGAACAGTTTACATTTGATCTTGCTGAGTGTGTAGGGCACGAGATGGTGCATATGCATCAATACAAGTTTGGGCGAGTTCCGGCTCTAAAGGAATACAAAAGCCCAGCCGATGCAGAGACAACGCTGGATCAAGAATACCTTGGCGACGAAAGCGAAATTGAAGCATATGGTTTCAGCATCTCCGCTGAAATGTTTATGTTTAACAAATCCATACAGGATTGCGTGATGTATGGTGTGTATCAACAAACGTTTGCAAAGGATACACGAATTGTTTTACAATTAGAACAAAAAGTAGAACAGTATTATAAAATTTTGGAGCAACTATATGAGCAAATTGACTAAACAACAAGAAGAGCAAATCGACGAGCTCGCTGAAATGATGGAAGACACGCTGGCCGATGATGACTATTGCATTATTGTTGGCCCTGATGGCGAAGTTAAGTCCATTATGTTGCCCG